TAGCTTGGAAAGGTGTCTTGATCCTAGCTCTAGTACCTGATGTTTGCTCTGGTATCAAGCTAGGTATCGTAAGCTTAGAAGATTCTTTTGCTTCTCTATCGTAGGTTGATCTACTACTAACAAGTGTTTCGTATCTACTTGCTGCTGTTGTACCTAATGTAGTGTATTCCATTTAAGAGTAATTTAAATCTCCAGTACTAGAAGTATTAGATAGTAAAGGTATCTGTAAAGATCTAGTACCTAATCGTCTTGGTGCTATAGCTCTAGCTGTCTTACCACCTGTAACTTTCCTACCTGTCTTTTTCTTTTTAGTTTTAGTAGTACCCATAGATCTATCGTCACTAATAGCAACCTTGGTTGCAGTCTTTTCTATAGGTGAATCAACTGGTTGTGGTGCTGGTAATGGTGGTGGGCTTGGCCTTCTTGAACACATAGTTAACGTCTCCCTCCTGACCTACTGCCAGACATTCTTGATTTACTCTTCATTCTAGCCTTTGCCATGCTTTGTGCTTTTTTTCTATTTGCAGATATATTAGCTTTTTGTTGTGCAGTTTTGTTTCCACCTCCACTTCTTGTAAGTTTTTGTACAGTTGTAAGGTTTGGATCTACATAAATTCCTTCTTCTTTTTGTCTCTTTATCTTTAAACTTTCTGTTGCTTTGACTGTATCTTTAGCGTCATCAACTCCTGTCTGTGAACCACTTACAGTAACAGGTCTGTTTTGATACTCACTTTTTTGTGGAGTCATTCTCCCTACACTTCCTCCAAGACACATAACTAATTCTCCAAGACTCTGTTAGTTAGCATGGTTTCTTTTTGCCTTAGTTGCTGTTCAATTAAATAATCAACAACATACCTCTGCCCTGCACGATACCATACTTCTCGATCTGACAGCGACAGGTCTGGATGTCTGTTAGGAAACACACTATCTAAACTGTTTATAAGTTCGTCAGTAATTACTGGTAAGTTCACAGAGACTTAAGTGTTATATCTATATTATATGTTATCCTAATGATAGCAAGGAGTGGTTAACTTGCTTCACAGAAAAATGAAAAAGACTCTAGGTGAGTGGTTCCATCTAGAGTTTTTTTTATGGCTGCCAAAGTTTAACTTCTCCTGTGCTGTAGTTATAGTCTCCTTCTCTTAGTATTCTTGTAAGCCTTGCGTTGAGGATAGCATCAGCAATACTATAACCTTTCTTTGTATATGTCTCCTGTACCTTAGACCATAGTGCATCTCTAGTATCTGGAGTATTGGCTAGTGTCTTGGAAGCAGTAACCATACCCATACCTTTAAGACCTGCGATACCATCACCAGAGTCACCAGCTAGTGACATCTCAAACCAATGCCTGTCAGCTTTCTTCTCTGTGATATGTAAGATCTCATCTTCTTGTATTAACTTACAAGGTATAGTCTTCATGTCTTTATCTACTGAGACTATGATTGGATTTTTATACTGACCATTAGTAGCCAGCAACCCAAGCACATCATCTCCTTCTAAGTTTGGGTAAGCAGCAGATTCATATTCATTCTTTATTTTTTTAATAATACTTTTAAGTGCTAGTGGTTTCCGTTTACCTATCCTATTAAGTTTGTACTCAGGAAATATCTCATGTCGAAATGTAGGGTAAGAAGTAAAGCACATAACTACATCATGCTTGTCTTCTGCTATCTGTTTATATACTTCTAACCTGCTTTCAATCAGGTTCATAATATCTCTTTCATCAGAGTGAAGAGTATGTTGCCAATCATTCCATCTTGTATCTACTTCGCAAGCACAACAAGAAGAATAGACTAGCCAATCAGCATCAATTAATAAAGTCATAGTTCAGCAAAGTCATTTTCATATACGATTAATCGACCTGTCTTCTGGTCGTACAATAATTTATCTACCTCTCCTGTCATCCCTGTATGTCTAGACTTGAGTACCTTTAGCTGTAATCGCTGTCTCTCACTAGCATCCCCTGTCTGGTTTCTGGAAGCCGAGAGTACAACATCTGATAGTTGAAGTAGGCTGTGACTTCCTCTTAAGTCAGAGGTATCAACCTCCCTGCCCGACTCATGTGACTGTCCTTGTGGTCTTCGTAAGTGACTGACCAATACAAGAGCTATACCTGTGGCTTCACATAAACTTCTTAGCTTGGTCATTATTATATCTATTGCTTTACGCTCATTGTCTAACTCAAGACCAGATAAAACTATACTGATGTGGTCAAGGATTACTACCTGCACTCCATCAACTGTTGCCAAGTATCTGATCTGTTCTAGTAGTACATCAGGTTCAAGACTACCGAAATGATTGTATAAAAAAAGACTGCGACTTGACGTTAGTTTGTCAAACGCAGTCTTCAGCTTAATTTTATCTATGCCATCCTCATCTAAATGCAAAGGTACATTCATGTCAATACCAACCAGACCTTGAAGAGTTCTTTGTACTGATTCTTCTAGTCCTATATAACCTACCTTCAATCCTCTCTTAAGAAAGTGATGGCAAAATTCTCTACAGATTGTAGACTTACCTGCCCCACTTGCGGAAGCTACTGTGAATAGCTGGCTAGGAAATAAACCTCTAGTAAAATCATTTAGTTTTGGGAAAGGGAAATCTGTTATAGCTTTACTTGTTTCTTTAGTAAACAAATCCCAAGCATCAGCAGCATTGATTAAGCAATCAGGTCTTACTGGTCTAGCTTTCCATAATCTTTCTTGTACTATATTTCCTTCACCTTGAACAAGATGATCGTTAACATCATTACGATCTAGTCTTGCTATTGCAACCTTACCTTTAGGTAAGACTTCCATACATTTCTCTGCTGCTTTATTACCAGCATCATCATTATCAAAGCAAAGAACTATACGACAATAAGTATCTAACCATTTATAGTTGGCTGCTAAATACTTAGCTGCTGATTGTACTCCTGATGGGATAGAGATACAGGGAAACTTGTTACCTTGTATTTGAGATCCACTCATGCAATCAATCTCACCTTCAAAGCAACTAACAAAGACAGATCCATTGCTGCCATGTTGTCGCCATAGGTGTTGACCCCATAGTTGTACGTTAGATATGTCTCCTATCCAAACAAACTTCTTATCTTGAAAGCGTATATGTTGTGCAACATCTCTACCTTTCTGATCTTTATAAGTAGCAACTTGAACAGGTTGTCCTCGATACTCTGCTTGTCCATATCCAAATAGTTCGCAAGTCTCCCTAGTGATTCCGCGTTTAGCTAAAGCTATAGGTGTTACCTTCAATAGTTTTGGATTTGTTTTCTTTAGTGGAATAACATTCGTCACTTTCTTTTCCTTGTTTTGGTTTGGGTAGTAGGTATATTCGCAGTCCATAGTAAAGCAATGTTCATGGCCATCATCAAAGACTGCACAGTTTTTCTTGCCACATTCGGGACAAACTTTTTTATTCTTGTATTGGCTCTTCATCTAAATTACATTTGTGTTCTTGTAGATTTACTTCAACCCAAGTCATGCCATTAAAAACTCTCCACATATTATTGATGTGATCAAAGAACGTATCACCTGCTTTGGGGTTATCAGGTTGTGGGTAAGTCATACCATTCAGTAGGAATAAATTTATCGCAGTAGAGAAACCCATGTCTCTCACACCATTTGGCATAAGAGATAGAGTTCTTTGCTTTAGTTAGTTTGGTCTTGCTATTTTGAAAACAAAACCTGATGTCTAGTTCGGGTCTAGTCTTCTTAATAACAAGATGTTTTCTTCTGTCCTCAGAGGAAAAATATCCTTTCGTTTCAACATAGAAATCGTTAAGGATAAAGTCTGGCCTGTAGCTGTAACTAATTGTGTAGTCAATGCTGATAGTTTCATAAGTAAATACTATTTTCTTTTTGTGTAAACTGTCGGCAAAGGTAGCTTCAAACTTACTCTTGTATTTAGAAGTCGGCTGCGGTTGCAGTCGGGGCTTTCTCCTCATAGCTCGTTGGCTCTGCTGTCTCGAAGTCACTTGCTCCACCTCCACCTGTAAAGGGAACTATATTTCTAAAGCAAATACTTAATGGCATACATCTAATACCCACACCATTACCACCTGCGTTATATCCAGAAGCTAGGAAAGATACTTGTCCTTCTGTCTCTGGACTTATCTTCTCCATTTGTATTCGTTCATCCTCATTCATAAGAACTACTTGACCACTTTGTTCTTCAGTCTTATAGAAAGCAACAGGTGTATTGATACCCTTCATGCCTTTATAATTTTTCTTTAGTCTGATAACTAAATCACTCTCCTCGAATGACCAAGGGAAAGATGGTTGTCCTGTCTTTGAACTCTTAGTTAAACTAAAAGATCTATCAGGGAAAGCAGCTTTCAGTTGACCCTTCCATATCTCTAGTAATCCTTCTAGTTCTTCAATGATATAAGCAGTAGCTTCTACCATCTTGCCTTCTTTGTTCTTCATCATTGAACCTACTGGTATCAATGCTTCTGTCTTCCACTTCTGTTCACCCATGTACTCATCAGGTGTTACTAGATAAGAGTAACGAAAGCGAGTTCCTACTGGAGTGACTAACTTAATAGTCTCCGATTTAATGTTGTCCATTTTTTACCTTGGTAATTTACTGGTTAGGTCGTCTAAATTAGACGTTCGTTTATTGTACCTTAGTTCTTTATTAAGTAAATATATATGGTGCATTTAACACATCAGTAATATCAAACTCCCCCATGCGTAGTGCCTTGGGTAAATCCTTTGTCTCACTCAGTTGTTGTACTGCCTGATGGTATAGATTATCTAAATTATTATCACTATAAATATCATAGAAACTTTGCTTAACACATTGGATTAAAGTTTCTAATTCACTAGCTGGACTACCATAGCAATCGTGGATAATACAGAATTGATCTAGTCCTTTCTTACTGGCAGCAACCAAACTTAGATGGCAATGAGCAGCGTCAAGACTATGAATATAATTACTAGGAAAACCTTGGTGTTGTTTTCTTTTATCTACCTTAGTCTTATCTGTCTCAGCTAGATTTAAATATATAGTTGAGTTACTTATCTTACTCTTAACTCTTTTACTTTGATTCACATAATAGTTTTGTTCGATAAGAAAACCTGATGGGCTATGCCAACGTATAGGTTTATTCTCTTTGTTAAAGCAGCGAGCAATAGTAGCTAGGTGTTTCAAAAGTAAAGGACTCTCAGGGGTTACAGCCTTTACAGAATGTTCAATCATGTGGGCTAGGTAAAAGTTATTACGAAAATTTTTTGCCATTGAAATGTTTTCGTTTACAAAATAACTTTCTATGTAGTTAGCTATCCCGAATGTCGTTGAGTTATAGGGAACCATAAGCACAGGTTTCTTTATAAACTTTCTGGTTAACTTATCCTTCACCTCAAGCCATTCTTTAGCTTCTGGTTTATCATCCTTCTCTAATTCTTTGAGTAAAACTTCTAGGATTTGTGCATATAAATCTTGTGGTTTATTTACATTCTGCAAGTTAACTTTATTAGCTAGATGTTGGTTGCCTGTAAGACTCTCCC